TTAAAATAGCTCACCAACACATACTGCCTGAACAATTAAAGGTATAGTTTGCAAATTTTCAACATTACCATTCATTAAATAACCTGCACTATCCTTATGAAAAATAAGATTAATTTTAATCTCACTCATAGCTCCGAAATATGAATCAACATCATAATTATATTTATTAAGCGTAAGAATCAATCTATCTTGCTCAATCTTTCCATTATAGGAATATATAGTATCAGCGCCATTTGCAAATCCATCTTGCACTACTAAAATTCCATTCCCAAAATTATGTCCCTCGCTTTTAAAAAATAGCGAGTAAATACCATTTCTCATGAAACATCACCCAAAATACACTGATAATACAGCCTTCCCATAATAGATGATTAATCAAAAATTGTATTTAAAATAAGAAATTTAATTTGTAACCTTATATATTAAACAATAAACTCATCTATGAAATATTTTTAATTAAATTAAGCACACTTTAAAAATATTAAAAACCATCAATAAAATTAAATCTTGTTTTTCAATAATTAGTACTCATATAAATTCTATGTATTAAATATTATGAATTAATTTTTTTAATACATTTCACATTTCTCTACATAACTCCTTTATAACAACCTAAGTGTAACTGCACAAAGAGCCTATAGTGGGAACTCCGCAACTTAATGAAGTAAATAAAATGTCTGATTTTAAAGATTTTTCCCAAAAGGCAACAAATGACTTAACTTCTTCTAACCAGATCAAAGCTAATGAGCATACTGAATTAAATACTCCTCCTAAACCTACACCTCCTGCAACACCGAAACCTGAAACGGATATAAAAGATAAGGGTGTTCAACCAGATCACAATACCAGCAAGCCAAACTCTTAATTTCACTTAAATTGAAGCCCTATCTTTATGCATAGGGCCTCATTATTTTTAAGCTAACTACTTACTAAGCAAGCTATTTTAGCTTAACCAAAATATCCTCTGCTCTTTTAGCAGCCTCTTTGGGACTCAAATCTTTGCATATCCAGAAACTATAAATTTTCTCATTTTTTACATATACTTGTTTAAAATATTCTGAAGATTTCAAACTATCAATCTCAGTAGCTTTAAAGCTTTTCTTATTCAGATCTATTTTCACACCATCCAAATCACCACCAATACATATTTTCAATATCACCACCACTCAAATTATCAAATGTCAATTACATATAGATTCTTCAACTCTGAAATATTTTAATTTTGATAAACTCTAAAACTATTACACCCTACATTCTTTTTTTTTAAATCCTTAGCTAACATAATTTAAATAACTATGAATTTTTTATAATTCACAAATAAATCAACTTACTTATCACCTAAATACTCTGCAATTCTTTCATAAACATATTTTCTATCTAGACTTTCAGGTATCCAAAAAACATGTGTAAGATGGTGTTTCTCAAAGACATTACGCATATATTCAATACATTCCAAAGTATCAATGTTTGAAATCTTGAAAATATCAGCTTTATATTCCTCTATAGGTAAAATTTGTCCATCCAAAATGCCAGATATAAAAATGTTCATCGTCTAATTCTCTCTAAAAAGAAATACATTAGCATGATTAAATATATTCCATGTATCTGGTATGAAACAGACCCATTTACTTAAAATTAGTATACTTAATATTAACAGTATCTTATAACCTTAAATACAAGTTAAGAATTTTATAAAAAGATACAACTTTTTTTAGAGAAAAGGGTTTTATCATTAATATTTTTTCCAATATGTTATAAGCAGAATTATTCTCAATGTCGCTAACTAGTTAACTTTTACTGAGCCTTAACACAAACTCCAACATGAACACTGCTATCGATCATATGAGCTGTGCATCCAGATAAATAAAACTATACAGCACGGTCTATCTCTCTTTGTTAACATCCCCCTACTTCACGACAATAAGAAGGGAAAGATTTGGCAACACCATATATAACAATAGGCTGCCCGACCACTGGTGGCGGTCAAGTAATTTCTGGAAACAGTATGTTTCTAATTGACGGTATTCCCGTCGCCTGCGTTGGCGATAAAGCAACATGCCCAACTCATAAAGTCGTTGCGACAATTGTCTCAGGCGATCCATACATGAATATTTTTGGCAAGATGGCCGCCCGTGCTGGTGATAGTCTATCGTGCGGCTGTAAACTGTTACCCAAACAAAGCTTAGTTGTTCAGGATAATGGCGGTGGCTCAGCATCTTCGGCAGCAAAATCGTCACCTGCACCTATGGCGCAAAAACAACCAATAAATGATAGCTTCGTAAAAGATGAATACGAGAATTACTATATTGAAGGCTCAAAGACGGAAATTGTTGAGTTCAAGAATATGTTACTTCCGTATGATCAAGACAAAGCAAACCTATTGGGCATTGTTGTACAAGCCTTATCGGGCGCTTGTTCTTTTGAGGTGTCTCATAAAATTGAGAAAAGAAATCTCTTTATAACAGCTACACTTATACCCCCTTCGTTGAAGGCAGATGCACAAATCTTCACAAGTGGTACTGTACGATTGTTTAAAGATAAAAAACCTATAAGTGGTCCTATTGCTCTAAAAGTTGGTAAGGGTTATTGGAATACGGAAAATGATAGACAGCCTGTTGGTAGCTGTGACATAACACTGCCTGCTCCAGATTTGGAGGTTATAACCGTTGAACTGCAACTAGGCTTTGAAGGCAAATTTGATAACGGAAAAGTAATCCCAAACCCACCCTACAAAACTCATTCATTCACAATCACATCGGCCGCTAGACGTAAAAAATGATTAAATATTTAACTCCTTTTATTCTTTGTTCAGTAACTCTTATTAGTGCTTGTGGCAATGCTTCAAATTCAGCTAATGATACGAAAACATCACAAGAAAATGTGGTCCAGCACGTCTCTACCGAAGATCAAAAAATCATAGATAAATATGAAAGCTACTTTAAATACTACCGAGAAGGTAACTTTGAAGAATTTCAGAAAAAGATGAAGGAGGTATTGCCAGAAGTCAGCAAAATCTCAAACAAAAGCAAGCGAGAGTTCATGCAGATGAATATCTATATGACATTGCAAAATTATGATGAAGCATACGCGTTAAACGAAAAGCAATTATCTGAAAAGCCGAACGATCTAGCTAGACTTAACTTTAGGTGCCAGCTACTTACTTTACAAAATAAGAGTAGCGATGTGATCAGTAAATGTTACGACACCACAGCCACAGCATTAAAAGTTGAGTTAGAAAAACCTGAGAGCAAAAAGGATCCAAACTACAAACAAGCTGAGTTTACGTACTTGTTAACAATGTATAAAGCTGGACATCCAGAATATAAAGATAAAATGCAAAAATTCATTGAAGAAACAGACGATGAAGCACTAAAGAACTCGCTAAGAATTGTTTACGATACAGAAGTAGGAAAATAAATAAGAACCCTGAATATTCAGGGTTTTTTATTTCTACTCCATATAATTATTAATGTAATAAAATGCCAATCAAATATTTAATACCAGTTTTAACGTTTTTATTTTTTTCAACTACTTAATTAATTTAAAAATTGTTGGCCAAACTCTGCAGACAAGTTGGCCAACCCTAGGTAATTGGTACAAAATGCTAATTAACAACGCACTGTACGCAGATACTTACTCGAATATTGTTTTTGATCGAGTGTGCTGTGCATCCTGAAAATAAAATGCACAGCAAGGTAATTAAGGAAGCTATCCTTGAGCGTTTGCAATGAAAGACTTTCATATAACAATCCGATTTGCGATCCAGCCATAGAAAAACTGTTCCTGCTTTGGATTACGCTCACAGATTTCAATGTAGCGTTGCCCTTGCATAATATTGAGCACTCGCACCAGTACTTTCTCGCCTTCTTTCCCGCGTTTGGCCAGATAGGTTTTAAGCGCACCTAAAGTGTTAGAACCATACACACCATCCACGTCCAAATCCGCATACCCGGCTTTACCTTGATTGTTGAGCAAGTTTAGAGCACGTTGTAAAAGAGGTTTTGCAAAGCTGGTACCACAGTTCACTCCTGTATCCAAAAGCTCTTCTGCCACCATGGGACTAACAGTATTCACCTGATCAAATCGTGGGGCTGTCCAGTACTGCTTCTTGTAAACCGCTTTGGCTACTTCAAGCGGCAAATCTTTCATATTGCCTTTGTAGCCATTTTCCCGTGCCACAGCTTCAGTAATTCCATACTTAGTTGCACCGCCGCGATCAGCTGGGTTATTTACATACCCGCCTTCACGCTTAATGAGTTCGTCAAGATATTGTTCAATGTTCATTTAACTTTTCCTTAGGTAATAAAAAACCGCCCGAAGGCGGCATTAACTGTTTTCAATGTCTTTTCTGGCATTCTTAAACTCTTTGATCACTTCAACGATCGTTTTACCTTCCTGTTTATCTATAAAATTAAAAATCCAACGGACTAAAGCCCAACCGGGTAAACCACAAACAAAGAAGAACCCACCTAGAGCAATCATCCCCCATACATCAGTAACCCATTCATGAAGTCCCCACTTCACGATAATAAATGAGCCGCCAGCCAGACTTGATACAACTGTACAGATCAATCCTACGGCCCACTCCTGAGGTGAGCGTGGCATACGTGTCATCAATACAACTGCTGCAACTAAAGCAACCGCTAACGTCACCATAATTGCTGCACCATAAAATTTTAAAATTGCTGTTAAACCGCTTGTTGAAACTGGTTCCATGCCTTACTCCAGATTTTTGACAATAAAAAAGCACCCAGTTGGGTGCTATCTAAGAAATTTCTAAATTAAAAATTTACTGCTTCAATTTCTTCATATGTCAAAGCAGTTTCAATTTTCTGTCGTGCAATACGCCCTCTTTCATGAATGTTATTAATGTGCACTGCAAGTGCTGTTTTTAAGTCAATCAATTGATCAGGACTAAGATTAACAACTGAATTGTCTTTTAAAGTCCACTCAACTGATACGCCGAGCAAAGCTGCAGTAGCGATTCTTAATTGAGAATTAGGATCTGAATCATAAAGCTTATTTTCAAACTCAAAACCGCCAAACTCATACTGATCCCGAATCTGTTTGATTTGTTCCCATTTCTGTTGTTTAGCCTCATCAATAGTTCGTGAGTCAATCCAAGTTTTTGAGACATAATCAAATTTTTTTTCTGGTACTACTGGAATAGTGACTACATTTAGATTCTCATCTAGATAATGCAAAACATTTTTATCATGCATATCTACCTGCATTTCTTTGATATGCTGAAGCGGTGTTGCATAAACATTATCACGTTCCCCTTTGACCAACACATCTAAGCTGCCATCACTGTTAAAAACTCCATAGATCTTTTCCATCATTTTTTAAGCTCCACAGCATAAAAGGTTAAGTCAGAGCAGCCTGCAGTAACCTGATTAGCGTAAGCAAAAGTCATCATATCAAAATAACCACTAAGCACTAGCTGACCAGAAGCGTCTGCTTTAGCTAACACAGAAAATGAAGTGCCAAGTTCAGTAGATCCAAATTTCACAGGCGGTATCGTTATTTCAGTATTGTTAGCTGCGGTATAATTAACTAAATAATCATCTCCTAATTTAAAATACATAGCTCCATTGGTTGCACGAGTGAGATCCCCCTCTGCTGCATTACCATTCGGATGTGGAATAAAGTACAACTGACCAAACATAGTAATCAGAATGGTTGAATATGGCTGAAAGCCTGTTAATACAACACGCAAAAATTCGCCCATTGTGTAATGGTTTGGTGTATATCTATACCCTTCTGTCGTATTTTGAGCAGACTTAGTCACGATAACTGGCAGCGTTACTGCCCGATCCTTAATGTGCAAAGTATCAACTGCTAAATTTCCAATTTTTGAAGTAGTAACTGCTTGATCTTCAATATTTGCAGATTTAACTTTAATCGTTCCCAAATCCGCACTAATAGCACTTAAGCTATCAGCCCAGATTCGATTGGCATTGATATATCCAAAACTACCATTATCGACATACAAACCACGCGGAATAACAGTACCGTTTGGCAAAGTAACCGGAGTGTTTTGCAAGGTCATTAATGGTTTAGGTTCTACACCATCAACACCGACAGGCGTACCAAACTGAATTGCATCATAATTGAATATGAAAGTTGAAGTCGTACCATCATTCATTGACCCATGACCAGAAACATGGCCATTTACATCGAACTTAGTAAACTGCTGAGCATAGATGCCATCCACACTTTCACTGACATTTTGAATAGACGCACTATTCTCACCGACTTTTGTTTGCAACGTTTCCGTTACTTTTATCGTTGAAGAAATAGCACTAGCATTTGCATTGATTTGTTGCTGAAACAAAGCATTGCTGTCATTCAATTGTGCAGACACTTGATCTGTACGTTTAGATTGAGCCAAATCTCCTTCGATACGAGCAGATTGCTCTGACCAGACACCCGCATAGCCTCCCTCATTACCAATTAACTCGGATTCCGAGCCGATTAAAGGCGGGTTAAGCTGTGCATATACGCCGTCAATTCTCGTAGTCTGAGCAATAATCTTATTATCAACATCTTTGATATCTGATTTAACTTGATCAAGTGCACCAGTTGATGCTTTATCATCAAGCTCAAGATTAATGGAATCAATCGCTTCGGCATTTGCCGATGACTGCTCAACTGCTACCTGTGCAGATTGGCGTACAGTTGCAAGAGCACTATCATTACTTGCGATATAGTTATCTATTTTTTGAACAGTTACCCTATCACCCTCAATTCGTGCTTGTACTTCTCGTTGTGCATAAGCCTGTAAGTTATTTAACTCAACTGCCGTTGTATCAATACGCTTACTAAGTGCTAAGTCCCCTTCGATCATTGCCGATTGAACTGACCAAGTTCCTGCGAAGCCCTGATCATTACCGATCAAATCAGACTCAGATCCAATCAAAGGTGGATTTAACTGTGCATATACACCGTCCGTTTTTTCAGCTACAAGTGAAAGATCATTTGCAACAACACGAATGCTTTCTTGAGCTGCAGCAATTCCCTCGTCACTTGACTGTTTAACAGTATTTACAACTTCAAGAACACCTTCATCACCGTCAATAATTTGCTGTGATAAACCATCTTTGGCTTGCTGAATAGCGTTTTGTCGATCAATGACTTCTTGTGCAATCCGATCTTTCGTATTTTGTATATCTTGCTTAATTGGACCAATTTCAGCGTCAATAGTCTCAATATGATCAATCTTGGTTTTAAGATCCTGATTGAGTTGAGATTCACTGATTTGATCATTTAAAAGCTCAAGAACATCTGTTGCATCGGCAGAAGTCGTCGCATGAGTCCAATCCGACCATGATCCAATGTTTCCAATCCTATCGATCAAGCGGCCACGATAAAATTGAGTCAGATTCGGCTGCAAGCCTTGAATCGTATGAGTCGTTGTTGGATAAGCGAATAAGCCCAATTGAGCAATGTTGCTGGTACCATCTGGCGAAACTTGGATTTCTGTATAAGCAGTGTCAAGCGCACCGGTTGCCGGAAAGCCCCAATCAAGTTTGATACCAAATAAGATTCCTGTCGCTTGGATAAATGCCAATTTTGGGGGCAAGCCTTGCTTACCAGAGAGTTCAGTCAAAGTTGAATAAACTGGTAAAGAAGCTATATCAAATGCTGAAATCGCTGTTACTCGTGCTTGATATTGACCCGCATAAATACCTGGTACTTCGACTGAGTTATTGCCGGTTACGGGCAGCTTAATCCAACTACCATCATCTTTACGCCACTCAACTTGGTATTTAACGGCTCCTTTAGCCTGCGACCAGGACACAATCATTGTCGCCACATTGATACCCTGATCAATACGGCTTTCACTAGTAATTACGACATCAGTTACAGGATCCTGAATTGTTGGGTTCACAATCGAAATCGGAACCTCATCAAAATAAGCACCCTTGTCAATGGCATCGAACTTGGCTGGATTATATTGAAGTGCAGTAACTGAAAATTGATGACTTTCGTCTTGAGTAATCGAGATCACTCGAAACTTCATTGTTGCTAAATCTTGGGCATCTATAACCCATACATTTTGAGCGGCAATAGCATCAAATTCATGAGTAACAGTTACTACTCGACCTGAGATAGATTGAACAATACGAGTTTGAGCCTTTCCATCCTCGCCATTAATAATCAATCGGTCACCAGCAACTGCCACAACGTCGTCACGATCTAGCGTAATGCTTTTACGATCTGCTGATATTTTAGATACACGCCCTCCGTTTGCCCGTCCAGCAAACAATGGATCTGCAATATCAATAACTCTTCCCGGCTGCGGAATATGGCCATCCAAACCAACTTTAAAACTAACAGTTCTGGTTTCTAACTGTTCAGACTTTAATGCCCACCAACCTGCTCGCTGCGCTTGCCCTCGTGAGGTACATCCCCAAGCTTCTATTTCTAAAATACGAACTTGGCCAGCTTCAGAAATTGCCTTTTCATCGCGGACAAATTCATATTCAGTCTTATAGTGATTGGCTGGGTTGTCCCATGCAATTTTTACAACATTGTGCCTGTCTCGAGCACGAGTACCTGCATATTCAAAATTGCCATCAATAACATTAGCCCGGGTATAAGTGAAGTAAGTATCTTGAGGAATATCCGCATCACAAATAATGCTATTGCCATCCCAAAATGTGATGGCACGGAATACACCTGCTAACTTAGTTAAAATTTCAAAGGCACCTTCGGCACTCTGAAGATAAACGTTACAAGTAAAGCGTGGTTCTTCTCCACCCAAGCCATCTGGTACCAGCTCATCACAATATTGAGCTAAGCGATATAAAGACCACTTATCAACCATGAGTGGAGTTAAGCGGTCACCCAAAGCATAACGGTCTACTGTGCATATATCGTAATATATCCAAGCCGGGTTATTAGAATATGCCTCTTTGAAAGTACCGTCCCACATTCCAACATACTGACGTGTAACCGGATTATAATTTGTAGGGACTTTTAGGATTCTCCCCTTCGCATCCATTGCAACTTTAGCAACGTTTCCAAAAGTCTCAGCATCATACTGAAGACCCAATAATGCTGTATTTGGATAGCGTAATTTCGCATCGATCACTTCTGTTACAGCTGCAATATACATCTTGTCGCTGACATACTCTGAAGTTGAGTTCGGAGTAAGTCTGCGAACTCGAATTAGCCAACCTGAGTCAGCTCGAGGTAAATCAATGCGGTGTGCTCGCTCGTAATTTGCAGAGGTTTTATCTGAAATCTTGGTTTTTAGTACTTCAGTCCAGACACCTCCATCTGTCTGTAAATCGATTGCGTATTCGATCGTTACGCCTGATACATCACCATTTGTAGCATTCTGAGTACGCAAAGGACCCCACTTTAAGCGCAAACGAACAGCATCAAGATCAAGATTACTAAAAGCTCGAACCCATGGCGTTTCAGACTTTAACTCCACATCGATGGCAGTTTCACTTTCTACTGCAGGAAAACCCTCAATGTATTCCTGATCATTAGTACCATTTCTAAAATCAACTTTTACATTTTCAAAGTTAAGGCTTCCATCTGCATTCTGAAGTGGAGTTTCTTCTAAATAAATTGACTGAAGCCCATTTGCTAGCCCCTCAATTTCTCCTTCAGCTAATCCATATAAGACTTTAATATAAGTTTTTGACTGTGCAGAATCTGGAGAAATTACGGGTTGCCGTTGTTTTTTACTGCCTTTTTTTGCGCCTACTACTGCATTCATAAGAAATCTCACGCAATAAAAAAGGCGCTAGAAAGCGCCTGTTAAATAATTAAAAATTACATCTGATCTTCAGGATATTGACCTGCGCTCACAATGAAGCCGCCGATTTCCCGTTGACCATAAAGAATTGGAACAGGATTACCTTGTGCAACTGTGGTAACTGCACCGCCAAAGCCTTTATTCGCTCTGTTTCCATCTTGGTTTTGATCTTGAGTAGTATCAACCTTTGGCATAAGCATCATGGCCACTCCACCAAGCATCATTCCAATACCTGAACCAATCAATGCAGCACCAAGTGGTGCTCCACCACCAAGTGTGCCTACAGTTACTAAAACCCCCACCACGACCATCACAGCACCCAATACAGTCTGTAATATTCCATTACCGCCTGCACCAACTACACGTGGAACAATATGAATAACCTCAGCTTCAGTATTCATATCAAGCTGTTCTTCACCGATATTGTCACCAGTGATTAGGCGCTTAGTTTCATGATCGTAAATTGCTGGGCGTTTCTTGCCTCGCTTATTACTTGAGTTCTTTCCTTTTAGAAACACGGCAAAGCGTAGGCCCTGCTCATGTGCATGCAACATAAAGTGTTCAAAGCCAGCGATCTGAACAGATAATGCCCGCATGGCTTCGCGAGTATTTGCGACATCGAGCTTAAATTCACGACCGAACTTTTGCCCTAAGATGCCGTACAACTTAATTGTTTTTAACATCTCTATGCCTCAAAATTTTTACCGTTCGATCTTTCCACTGTTGGCCATAAATTTCACGTACTGACTTTCGGTTATATGGATGATGTAAAATTAGAGTAGATCCGATACAAGTTTCAGTTTGTTCTGATTTTAAAACTCCATTATCTCCTAGCCAAACAACCGCATGATTGGGATGTTCAGTACGCCCAACACGACAAACAAGCATATCGCCATACTGCGGTGTATCAACTTCATAGAAGCCCGCTTTTTCATAATTCTCAAGGTAAAGAGAAGGATGATCTTTGTCTTCCCACCAGCCATCTTTTCGCTCAAAGTCTGGCAATTTAATACCAAGTTCGCGGTCATAAAAATCACGAACCAATGCATAACAATCCTGATAATGGTGAATATAGTTTCTTCCGACCAATGGAGCACGATAACCACAAGGTTCATAAACTTGAAAATCAAGATCCGGATATGAACAAATTACCCACGGCTTTTGATGTAATTCAATTTGAATCAGATCAAGTTCCGAAGCTTTTGTTGTTCCATCTGGATGAGAGTGCACATAAGCTAAGATTTCGCCTTGATCTTCAGCACTTGCCAAATCCTCGGGATGAATTTCAAATTGATCAGATTGTTCGGCAATATTGCGACAAGCGATATATTGCTTATCAACAATCACACCACAGCATTCAAGCGGATAGCATTCATCAGCATGCGCCATGATTGCTTTTTTTAGTTTCGCTGTAAGTTTCATAAGACCTCACAATAAACTTGAAGCCGGAAAACCACCGAAAGGCAATGGCTTATTCTCACCGAACCGCAAGCGGCAAGACCGCAGGCGCCCACCACATCGATCAAGTGCCGGATTATCAGTTGGCTCATCTTTATCAGTGAACATTGCTACACCTGTGTAACCACATTCCTCGCCCCGGTACTTCCCGACCATGCACCAATGACAAAGTGAAGTTATTTGGCGAACTGGGATTTTTAAACCCTCAAAATCGATTGGATTGGACAGCTCGAAAGTCACTTGTTGTGCATTTTCAGATGTCTTTTGCTCGATGTACCAGATTTGCTCTTTTGATTCATTCGATGCAATTGGATTACCTGCTGTGAAGTTTTCAGCATCTAAGTATTTAGCAATTGTCGTGATAACTTTAAGCTTAGCCCCAGCAAAGTCTTTAAACTGCAAACAGTAAGCAGATACTGCATTCTGGATGCCGTTGATATTGTTGGCCATGCTTAAAGTTGGCGCTGAAGCTTTACCGTCCGAACGCATTTCAAGGCCAGAGACCTCAAGCGCCATTGGCTCAAAAATTTGACCTTGCCACACAATATTTCGGTTCCATACTTTTTGATCACCAGTATCAAAAACTTTACCAATGCTGCCAGAATCGGCACCAATAAGGCCATCTGAGCCAATTGACGTGTAGATTTTTTCCCAATCTTGAAAAGCTATATGGCCATGGAAACGTAAAATGCCAGCTCCTAAGCTGCTGGCATCTAATTCATACAAATGAATTAATCCATCAACATACAGCTTCTGGAAATCACTATTCAGACTCATGAATTACCTCGTCATATATTGGATTTCCATCTTTGTCTAAGACTGGCACATCATCAAAAATAGGATTTCCTTCACCATCAATAGCTTGAACCCATTCAAAAACTGGCTCACCATTTTCATTAATTACAGGTTGCTTTGTGAGTGTTGCCATTCCAGTAGAATCAGTAACAAGATAAGTTTCTTTTTTCTGGAATGGTTTTCCATCCACCATTACAACCCTACCTTCATCATCAATGAGTTCAGTTAAACGGGTCATGAAGGTAGGCTGCATTGAATATTTGATTTGCTGAACCATTCTTGGCTGCTTTTCAGTGCGCGGTACCTTTCTAATAATTTTTCGTTTAACTGTGTTTAATCGAATATCAATCCAGCGCGGCTCACCATTTGCATTGTTCGGAATATCGATTGGTGCATCGAGATTCGCAACAATATCACCCTCTTCATTCATTTTTTTCTTGTATGTTTTAATTTCAAGATCGCCATTTTCAAGCGTTTGATATTCTACCGCACAGATTTTATTACCATGGGTATCTGTTGGGATCTCAATCCACCAACCTTCTTTCGCAAATCCTGAAGACCCTTTTACCAAGTAATGACCAACATCCAGTTTTTCAAAAGAAAGTGGCTGTTCTGCAGCTTCATCATTGGGTTCAATTTTATCTGCAAATAGCTTTACAACTGGTGAAGCATTCTTTAAAAACCCGTTTGCATCTACTGTTGTATTTGATGATGTTCGGAAGAAATATTTAACTGTAAAATCTGTTGAACCATCTGTCCATCCGGCAGCTTTCACATCTCCACTAAATGGACCAAAAGATATTGCCACATTCGTATCTTGAGTCTTCATATAGAGTGTGGGAGCGTAAAGCTGAAAAATGTTACCACCATCAGCTCGAAATATTCTTGATTGGTTTTGAACAATATTTTTGACATCACTTAAAGAATTTACATTTAAATGTGATGTTCCAGTACCACCAAGACCAAAAGCTCCAACTTCCATGACATTACCAGCAGCGGTACCTACATAACGACTAGCTGCATGGGTGTTATTCGTAAAGTTTTCATTCATTTTTGCGCCAGTAGAGCGGAATGTGTCGCCGCCTGCGCCAGTCGGTGCCGTACCTAGATTTACTGTTTGAATCGTCATTTTCTTACTCGCATAAAAAAAGCCCCTAAAAAGGGGCTTCAAAGGGGTTTAAATTAAGGGTAAAAAACTTGGGTGAATGTCGTTGAGATTTGCCAAACATCACCGCCAATTTGGCGAGGTTGGTATTCAGGACTAGTTTTTACACGGACTTCGCCGTCTAACGGCGAATCCCACAGAAATGAATCCGCGCCCTTGTGCTGGTCAAAGAATGCTTTGATTTGCATAATTTCAGCTTTATAAGCCGTTCTTTGATAAGTCCATTCACCAGATTGGTTATTGATACCTACAGCAATGTTTTGTTCATAACCATCACCGAACTTAGATGACAAAGTATTAAAACGTTGGGTATTACTATTCCCATCTAAGTCACACTCAAATGTGAATTTAAGATCACTCATTTAGAAAGTAAGCCTCCTTGTCGTTTATCTTTCAGAATTATTTTCTTTACGGCTTCACCAATTTGCGCACCTAAAGTCATTTCTGAATTTTGGTGTTCTTTCAAAGTAAATCGACGTTTTTGCTTTCTAAGAGATTTCATTTTTTAGATTTCCAATAAAAACCCACTCTTATGAGTGGGTTACTTTGATAATAAACCGCCTTGTCTCTGCTCTTGCCGGATAATCGTTCTAACAGCATTGCCGATCATTTGCCCAAGCTGCTTCGAGTCATTTTGGGTATCAGTTTTACTTGATCCATCCGGATTAACTGTTACATAAACATTGATTGGAACTTGACTCGAACTGCTTTGTGCTTGATTTGAATTAATCGCATCAAATTGTCGTGCCTCCCGTCGTGTTGCTATAGCTTCACTAGTATTATTAGAAACATAACCTCCATTTGCATAACCACTTGGTTTACTTTGACGCATGCTTTCAACAACGCTAACACCACCCCAGCGTTTGATATCTTCTTGCGACCATACGACTTCGCCTTTATGCACAATCCCTGCTGGAGTGTGTTTAAGACCATTACTGGTATAACCGCCATCAGAGAAGCCAGCAATTGTTTGGGCTGCAATTAAGCCGACATTAGCCATACCAAGCCCAAGAGCAATAGGAGCCATAGTCATATTTAATGGATAAGGCGCATTAGCTAATACATTACTGTAGGCTTGATATGCTTGAATCGTTGCAGTCCCCATTGCCATGGCTTGCTGTACCAAAAACATTGCCTTATAAGCAGCGGATTGTTCACCAGCAGACTCTTTTACCATTGCTGTCATATTTCCCCATACACTTGACGCTTGGGATAATAGTTGCCCATAAATTTCTATTTCTGTCTGCCGAGATGACTTCTGAAGCTCTTGTTCCATCAAAGTGTATTTTTCATTAATAGCAAACTTTTGCTGACGGAAAAGTTCTTCAGCCTCTAATAAAGCTTGGAATCGCTTTTCTTCATCAACAATTGTTTTATCTTCTGAGATCGCTTTAACATTTGACGAATATGCATCATTAGCATTTTGCATTTCATCACTATATTGATTCTGTAGATTCCATGAATCATATTGCGAAGAAGTTAGGTTCTTTTTAGCTAGTAAATTAATAACATCTGATTGTGGTATTGAGGCTTGCTCATACATTGTTTTTCGATACTCCTCCAATTTTTGCTTTTGGAGTTTTCTGTACTCAGAAATTTCATAATCAAACATTGTATTAACAGCTTTGATTCGAATTTCTTTTTCAGTTTCAGAGTAATCAGTTGATGCTTTGATTTGCAGTAATTTAATCTGCTTTTGTTTTTCCAGCTTTTGAACTTCATTTAAACGGAACTCGTTTAATTCAAATTCAAGTTGTTCAGTGTTTAACTCCTTTTGAGCATTGAAACGTGCTGTCTCTTTATCAGTGAGCTGCTTTAACTCTGCATCTTTAAAATGCAATTTTAACTCACCAATTCTTTTTAAATATTCTTTCTCAGCAAGCGTATCTTTATCTCGATACTGATCACGTAACTTTTCGGTCTCCTCTTGAGTTTTCAGAAATTGATTAAGGTATGAATCGAAATCTTTTTCAGAGACTCCCTTCATATCAAAACCATTATATCCAGCAACATATCCTTTTACGTTTTTAACGTACTGCCTATTAACTGGACCAATATTGGTACCTTTTTCTACGCTACCTTCTCCAGCATGATAGGCAGAAATTGCTTGATCCCAATTACCGAACTTTTTAAACAAAAAGTTTAGATATTTCGCAGCTGCTTCTGCAGCTTTACCAGTATCAAAAACTTCTTTACCAACCAACCCCCAGCGCTTGGCAGTATCATCCAGCATCTGGAAACCACCTTTGGCTTTCCCGTATTTAGTATGCGGACCAATAGCGTTTGCATCACCTTTGCTTTCTTGCATGTTGATTGCTGATAGTAAGCCTGGCAATAACTCATATTTAGACTCTAGATCTGAAAATCCGAATTTTGAAGCATTGGCTAGGACTTTCGCATTTACACTTAGTACTTTTTGCTGATTTTTTAGCTCCTTGTTTTGCTCACGTATAGAATCAGTTCTAGCATCGGTCATAGCTTTGATTGATTCTTCAGATTTCCAAGTATCCGTTAATGATTTTAGAGCCTCTCGGTCTGCTGACTTAAGACCCTTAGCTAAAGAATCTTTATAAAGCTTCAGTAAATCATTAGCTTGAGACTCAGAAAAACCTTTTTTCATAACTATCTCGACAAATTGAGAATCCCACAATTTATCTTGATACATTTTCTGTAAGGACTTTTGTGCCTCATCTGCTGCTTGCTTGGTGTTTTGTATTGCATCAGCATGTTTTTGCTGTTCAATAGCAGCATTCTGGGCTTTATTTCCAGCTACGAATACTTCAATACCAAATAGCTTAATAGCTGTTTTTGTCTTATCGGCTTTGTCATATGCATCCTTGTATTTTTCAATTTGTTCCTCAAGCGCTTGTCTTAAACTAGGCGGTAATTTCACTTTTGCTAGTTGTTGCAAAGCTTCTTGATAACTAATGGTTCCTAAGCGAGCTTCATTTGAAATCCGAGCTACTTCAGCATTTCCTTGTGCATAATTCTGGATATCAATTAACGCAGCACCTACTCGATATTCCATTTTTGTAAGCTCATCATTTTGAGCCTTGAATGCAGTAGTTAAGTCATTAATTGCATCTGTTTTGGCTTGACCTTTTAAATTTTTTAATTCCGTTGCAGATCGATTAGCAACCTTAGCTTGCTCCTCAAGCTTCTTATTAGCTTCCTCTGCCTTGTCCTTAAAATAAGTGTATGTGGCAGCAAGTGCTGAAACTCCCAAAGCGAGTGCACCAATAGGTCCACCTACCAGCCCTAAAGCTCCTTTTCCAAGTCGCCCTAATGTTGTTAATGCTGTCACTTTTGTAGCATTGGCCTTAGTTTGTGCAGCTGCTAATGCTGTTTCTGCAGCAGCTAATTCTCGCGTTACCTGAGCCTCAATTTTCTTTAATTCGGCCATACGCGTAATTGATTGTGTGCGACCGACCGCATTCATTTGAGCTTTTAGTCTTTCAACTTCTAATGCTTTTTCAGCGGCTAGAACCTGCAATGTTGCTTGTGAATTTGCTATTTGCGCCTGTGCTGTTTTTACAGCAGCGGCTGCTTCAGCTGCGTCTGCAATAACCTTTTCTTTGCTTGCTTTTACATTTGCGGCAGTTGCTGCAACATCGGCATATACCGCAACGGTTTTAGTAGCGATTGCCTTAGTTACAAGTCCAATCCCTAACACCAGTGCTCCATCAGAAATCAACTTTAAATTTGATGCAAGAAGCTGAATCGAATCAGCAAGCACATGAGCCGCACCGCTTCCCTTTCCTGACTCGCCGACAAATTTTGTGATCTCGTTATTTAAAAGAGTGAGTGATTGACCGATAGTGATATCTGTTTTTGCAAAAAGAGCATCAACGTCATCTTGAACATTTTTAAGGGCCTTAACGATTTCTTTTGAAGTAATCTTCCCTTCAGCAGCAACTGAACGAAGTTGACCTACAGTAATGCCCATCCCTTGTGCGATCGCTTTTGCAAGTGCTGGTGTTTGCTCCATAACGGAGTTCAGCTCTTCACCTCTGAGAGTTCCGCTCGCCAGTGCCTGCCCAAATTGGACTAAAGCTGCATCAGCAGCTTCTGCGCTTGCACCACTAATTGCAACAGCTTTCGATACTGTTTCAGTTAGACGAGCTGTTTCATCCATATTTAAATTGAGCGTTTTCGCATTATCACTAAATCGCTGGTAAACCTGTAATACAGAATTCCATGTCGAATAGGTTTTCTGAGCAATTCTAAATGTATCTTCAGTTGCTTTATTTAGCTCAACTTGATTCGTGGTTACTAACTTAAGTCTGTTCTGTAAGCCTGTATACTCATCCATTTTGGATATGGCCGCGCCAACTGTAACAAGACCTGCCATGTGTCCAGCAAGTGCTCTTGTTGCTACAGATAAACTATCCATGGACTTTGATGCAAAATCCCCTTTCTTTTCTATGCTGTCGAGTTCATTGCCTAGATTTCTTGCGTTTCGTTCCGCATTTCTTGAATCAATAGTAATGATTAAACGTGATTCTTGAGTCATCTTTAACTTTCCTCTAGGCAATAAAAAACCCACTCAGTGAGTGGGTTTTTGAATTAAGTAATACTTACGATGCGTTCAAATTTTGTTGACTATTGGCTACCAGTTTTCATTAGCCTTAGTCGATGTAATTGCTGACTTGTATTGGTCGATTACATTATTAAGTTTTACAGCAATTTTTTGTTGATGCTGCAGAATTGTGATAGGGACTTCTTTCCCTAGATTGTTCACACCACCTTGAACATAAGTCAGATTTGTTCTAGTTACATCATTAATCGTTACTCTTGCTTTACTATCTTTAGTATCAATTTTGATTGTAAAATTAACTCTATCATTACCAAAAGCACCACAATCTATAAATCCATCACAAGGGTACTGTATATTCCCTTTCCCAATAATAGAACCTGTGCTTTTGTCAGCATACTGAATGACATTATTTGCAGATTTGAATGATTGAGCGATCCATATCTTTGAATCTTCAAATATCTGATCCTTCGATTTATTTGGAACTTCTATTACTTGTGATATCTCTGGCATAGCCTGCTGTGTAGGAGTCATTGGTGTCATACACCCTGCTAATCCTAAACTGAATACCCCTACTGCTAAGAACTTCTGCATAATTTCACCGTTTCTTGTAAAGTCCATCGTTTTTAATAAGTTAAATTTAACAGGTGGGTAATAAAAAAGCCACTCGATTGAGTGGCCTCTCTATTTTAAGCATGTAGTAGCTTTTCAGCACCAGCGGCCAAAAAAGCAGAACGAGTTTTAAATCTTTTATCTTTACCTACATTATCATCAATCTTGCGAATTAAACGGCTAGGTAAAGTTACGTTGATTTTTTCAGGCTTACCAAGATAACGACTAACATCCACCTCAGTAACAGCCCAGATCATGCCTTTATAATCTGGATCATCTACAAATTTTGCTAAGTCAGATGCTAATGGAATTTCTTCTCCATCTTCAGCAAGGATTTCTAAGTGGCCAGAAATTGCCTCTTTAACGTTCTCGATAGCTTCCTCTAATGTATCGCCTGCGCTAAAACATCCTGGAATATCTGGAACGGTGACACCAAAGGCCTCGGTGTCTGTACCTCTCTCAATAGCAATTGGATACAACATTGCACTCACCTCATGTACAAAATCGTACTGCGAAATAGGACTATATGAGTCTGATTGAAGCGGGTCACTTTAGACCCGCTTGCTTCAAAATGCTTTTAACAGTTCCGCTTGGTAAATCCTTTTTAGGATGCGGGATAGTAACTAATCCCTTTTTGGTTGGGTGTTTGAAGTGATGATGACTTCCTGAAACCCTAACCTCATACCAACCGTCTGCTTCAATCATTTTGATTAAATCCAGACTTTTCACACCGTCCCCTTATTAACTTGATGAGATAATTATAACCCTAGGGTTGTTTTCAGTAAATACCTCTAGGGTTATTTTTTAGTAGAATGCTTCATTTTTTTATGCGAATCATCAAGAAAAATATTATCCATAGCGAATATGCAGTCGTTAAAAATATCTCTGTCGACTGGTAGTTCATAATGATCACAATATGCAGATATAGCTGCAATATCCAAAGCCAAGGGAATACCTTGCTCATAACGTCTTGAGCGTGAAATGATGTTATATGCCGTTAATATTGCATGTGAGGTAAATGAATATTCAGGCTTCTGGAATTCTTCTGGCTTCTTCAAATTTAAGGCTTGGGCGATTGCCGTTTGCTTCTGGTTGTAGTCACTCGCTTCTTGCTCTGAGTTGAACTTTGACCAGTTGTAGAGCTTGAGGACTTTCCCACCACTTCATCCTTATAAGAATCTGCTTCTTTTTGGATGTTTTCTGCTTCTTGTCTCACAAACAACCAGATTGCTACGCCAAGATCACCTAGATTCAACAATTTAATTGCATTTTCCTGCGAATATTCTGGTTCATACACAATCAATTCTTGGTTTTCGGTTACTTCTTCAAAAACTACGCCTTTCCAGTCCTCAATTAAATGGCAGGCTGCAGCTTCAAGAAGCAATTCATGATAGAGCTTGTCATCTTTACTAGCTTTACTTACGTCATAACCTTTAGATGTGATTTGGTTATTTGCTCGTTCAAGAGCTACTTGATATGGTTTATATGCGATACCGCGTATCTTAAATTCAGCTAAAACATTGCCATCGCCATCAACATACTCCCGCCATTTGCTAACTGTTTTACTGGTCTGAATGCTTACTTTTAAAGCCATTTTAAACTCCAAAAAAAGCAGCCCTAAGGCTGCTATCAGATTAATATTTAAGGCGCAGGAACTGCTGCTGGTGTACGAGTAATTGTTGGTGCTACTTCTACGACTTTATATTCGAATGAAGCATTTAAAAGATCTGAATTACCACCACTAGGTAATGGAGCTGTAATTTCAGCTTTAGGAATAAAAATTTCATATTTATTCCCATCTGTATCAGTGATTGGAACTTTTAATGAAATCGTTTTGTTAGTGAATTGCTTTTCATACATATCGGATGTATTGCGTGACCAAGCTGCGGTAAATGAACCTGTACCTGTTGCAAGCATTTCTAGGATTGCACGTGCATCAATACCACCACCTAAACAGCGTTGTAGCTGCATTGTGTTATCCCAATTAAATGTAAAAGCGGTCAAGCATGAAATCCCAGCTTGAGAAACGCCGTCAATTAAAATGTCACCTACAGAGACATTCGACATTTTAGGATTGTTATCTGCCGCTGTAATTGTTCCAGCCGGTGCTGAAGAAAAGTTTGTACGACCAAGAGCCATAAGGCCGAAAGTCATTGTAATTAAGCCAGCTTCAGGAATATCAATTCCAAAAGTGTTTACATGACACCCACGGAAAACATGGTAGTCATTAACATCTTCAAAGCCACGTAAAACAGAAAATGTTTGACGAAGTGTGCCACCAAAAGTTAATACATTTGACGACCAATTATTAAAAGCAGCTGCAGCCATTAAGTCTTGAACTAATGAACTGTACTTCGCTTCACATTTTAATTCACCGGCATACTCTGCACCGGTAATCATTGATGAACGTGCAATACGGCCACTTGTGATTGAGTTAGAGTCTTCCTTTGTTACTGTCGCATCAAGGCCATTTTCAGTAAATTCAAAGGTCGTACGTACGAAGGGTGATGGTGTGGTACCAACAGTGGTTTCCTTCGCGATTTGTGTTATCTGACGTGCACCACTCGACATATCTATATACTCCGACGTTAGGCATAAAAAAAGCCACCCGAAGGTGGCTATAAAATTAGGGACGTAAAAAAACCGCCCTCAGGCGGTAACTTCTTTAAAACTTAATATCAATCATCCAAATCAACACTTACTCCAGTAACAATATTTAAATTTGGTCCATTTATGCTATTAACATTAGCGAGGCGAATTTTTACATCAGAAATACATAATTTATTAGACAACTGCCATTTACTTAGCTCCTTAGCCATTACATCTGCCAAGTGTCGTTCAAGCTCTTGCCGTTTAATTTCGATTTCTTCTTGAGTAAGCATGCAGGACATATCAATTCACCCTATAACCAATCGTCACATTATACTGAGTGAAGTCAGCATCTTGACCGACAAAAATTGATTGACCATTCAAACATTCTAAATGTTCGACTGAGAAATATTCAAAATGTGCCAGCAAAGCATCACTAAGTTCTGTTACTCCCCTGTCTCCAGTATTAGGACGGGCAAAACATTGAATTAAGATATTCCCAGTACGGCGTGTACACGGCTTATTTCCTAGTCCAGCAATAAAACTTGGTCCTCCCGTAATGGTTAAACGACACCACACACCTTTTGTTGGTACCGTAAAACCTGGTGCATTTGGATACTGGATTCTGTCTTGAGATATTCCTGTGAAGCTCATCATTCGGTCCACGATAGCTTGTCTAGCTTGCTCTAAAGTCATTGCCATTTTAGCCACCGTACTTTTGAGTAATATAAGTAAACGTTGTGCTATAAATGCCCTGCGGTGCTTGATCGGACCAACCGTTTTCTAAACGCTCAGCATATGGCTGGTTGTTTTGAATATAGATCAAACTACCCAACTTAAACTTAACAGCTTGAATCGCGGCATCTTGCACGGCATTTGTAGAGGGTTCTCGCACTCCGTAATCGCCAGATCCAACAGAAACAATATGCGATGCCCGATAAGCGCCTGTATCAACAGGACTAGAAACAACAAGTGATTGCACTGTATCCATGGTAATTTTTTTTACATGCTCATCTGCCTGTTTCTCAACTTCAAAACTAAAGCTGCTCGGCCTTGCTCCCTTCCACCCCATGTTTTTTAACCTCACTTGCTTCGAACATTTCAAAAAGGTCTTGAGCGATCGCTTGTATCGAATACGCTTCAAACTCAACACTCGGATCGCGCTCACCCATTCGCCGTTTCACAAACTGCCAGACATGAACAGCTTCATGTAAAAGCAATCCATAAACTTGAATTTGATCCTTATCTGACGTATCCCCGATTTGGACAATCGCATATGCACCATCAGAAAAAGTACTAACCTGTGCATCTGCTCCCATATCCAAAAATTGATCGGCTTTATCCATATCTTCAAATAACAAATCCATGTGAAGCTGATTTCTAGCAAGCGTGTACTGCACATGTTGGAAAGGCGAGATATACCATTCAGGAACATAATCAGGATTAACCATGGTTTAACCTATTAATTAGGTAAAGGCGTTTCAGTCGCTTCTCTACCATCAAATGAGTTATGAATAAAAATGCCATCCTCATGTTTGGGATGGCATTCGCAGTGAAATAATGAATGGGGTTTTAAATCATCGTCCGGTAATACCTGAACGCTGTCGTGAAATTCATATATAGCCCAATAAATAATTTCTCCCACAAAAAACCCGCTGAAGCGGGCATTATTAACATTTTTAGATCTAACCAAGCCCAATAAAAACTTTAGTACCTTGAATAGTATTATTAGAAAAAGATGAACCACCAATGTTTAAACCCATTGGGTTCCCCGTAATGTTTAAACCTAAAGGCCTTAGATCAATATAAGAAATCAGTATATTGCCGGCCTGTTTCTTTTTTACTCTTAAGACCTTGATCGTTTTTTGGAAATAAATTTCAATAACACCTTCTTCAGGTTTCGTTACGATAATTTCCTTATCCGTAGAGATATTTTCATCAACAAGTAAGATTAATTCTTTCGATTTAGGACTTTTAAGAGCTTGTAACCAGATCTTTGGTTCTTTACCATCACCTACGATTAACGGCAATTTATCACCTAGTGAAAATGGAAAACCACCATCAATAATTTTATTACTACATATATTTAGTTCTTTAATTTCTTTAAAGTTTTCAGGGAGATTTTGGAGACTATACATTACTTCTCTTTCGCTCCTACTATAGATCTAGTGGGCGGGTTATCTTTAAAATGCTGTTCAATTTTCGAAAAAACAGCTTTTTTAGGGTTAAAAATAAATAAACCTATGAAGTACCCGATTAAGGCTATCATTAAAGCAGCTAAACCACCAATAATTTCATAGGGTTCTACTTGTGCATTGTACCCAAGAGATTGGGCAATATACCGCCCACCACTTGAAATTAAAAGTCCCAGACCGATCGATAAGATCGTTGTAACATATGCATCATATTTCCTAATAGGACTTTTTAAAATATAAAAATCATTAAGTGAAAGATGATAATCTGCTTGAGTAGTAACACTATATCCAGTAGACATTAATGCATTATCCACCTGTACTGTTACTTGAATATTCTGATTATTAGTACTTTGCTGTTGCACATTAATTTCACCTCGAGAATTTTGGTTATTATAATTAAAATACTATAAAAGCCTATACCTTCCTCAACTGACATTTCCAAATAGTCGCAGCAGGATCTTGCTGGATATGAATAACGCGGAATGAGCCTAAGGCTGTTAACCACTCATCATCAATCTTTGGCTCTTTGGTAACTTCATTCTGCAGCACGGTCGCCTTTTTATCCGTGGCCAGTACTCCAAGTGTTTGGATCTCATATTGGCTATATGAGCCAAAGAGAACACCACGACCAGAATAGTTTTCCTTAACCTCAACATAAGTTTCTGTCTTAGGATCCCAATTCGTTTTAGAGGTCCGCTCACAAGTAAATGAATGAACGGCGTCCGCCAGATCATCATTAAATGCTTCAGCAATGTCTGCCTGAATTTCGTCACGTAAGCCCATATCATGCCCTGTAAAGTGGTATGCCAAAGCCATTAAAACTTGCATTTGGATCTTTCAAATCAAGTGAATCAATAAAATCAATTGCTATCTGTTCAAAGCTAGAGATTGCTTCAGATCCGTCTTGAAATTCTTTTTCTGACTCAACAGAATCAGCCTTAACTTTCTTACGCTTCAACTGCTGCTCTTTGCCGTTATAAATTACTTTGGCCAGAATTCCTTTGATAATTTCACAAGCCGCGTCCTTAAGAAGTGGATCAATTGGATCTGGTACAAAACCAATTCTGTTTTTCATCCACACATTTGCCAGCTTCACCAGACGAGCCTTATCACTGTCTGGTGCAAAATCGCTGCCCAAAATTGAATTTGCGTCATCTACAGTAATAAAGCTCATTGCATTATTCCTTCGGGATTAATTTAAGAAGTTCTGCTTTTGTTGCAGACGGCTTGTAACCAATGTTTTTACTAGCCAAATACTCTTTTAATTGATCATTTGACCAGTTTTCAAAATCATTAGCTGCCGTTTCTATAGCTGGATTTTCTGCCGCTTTTCCAGATTCCAATTCAGCAATACGTGCCTGCATTGCAGGAATATCGTTTTTAAAAGCTTCAAATTCAGCTTTAATACCGACCACTTGAGCTTCAACATCTTTGATAGCTTTATCAGCTAAGACTGCTGCATCTTTTAAGCGTGAATTTTCCGATAACAATTTTGACTGGTTACCACCGGCCTGCTCTAAGATGGCAATTTTCTGCTTAAGCTGAGTGTTTTCTTCAACTACCTTTTCACATTCAGCTTTTGCATCATCCATCACAGCTTGAAGTTCAGGGGTAATTCCCACTGCGACATTTACTGTGGCCAAAGTCGTTTTTTGTGGCACTTCCAACTTACGAACTTCAACTGGAACTTCCAAAGATTCATAATCCTTTTGAATCTTTGGATAATTACCGTAAATAATTACCTCTTTTGCTTTCAAATTTGGGTTTTCATAATAGTCAGGGTTAGCAATAATGCCTGTCTCTAATGCAGCCGCTGCTGCAATGCGTGTATAGATAATCTTCATGGCGCTTTTCTCTTAATAATAAAAAAGAGGGCTTATTAGCCCCCTTAGGTTTTAATTTTTAGGTTTTAACCAGTTGTCGCTGTACCCGATAAATCAAGTAAGGTACCTGCTGTCATTTTGTTGCTGGTTGCATATTTGATCCAGTTAGCGCTTGAACCAAGTAATGTAAGGTCAGGATTTTCACCTTTCGATGTATCCCAACTATAACCAAGAATATCTAAGTTAAATGCACCTTCAGCACGCATACCGATTGCTAAGTTTTCTTCATCATTGATGTCATAAGCTCGGAAGCCCGGTACTTGTGATTCAGTTACAGTGACAGCGCCATACTGCAAACCAAAAGCATCGTTATCACCTACAGCGTCCGTCACCAAGACCGGCTTTCCTAAGGTTCCCGGTAAACCACCGTAGATAACGATTTCAGATTCACCATAAATTTGCTTAGTGATTGCATCATCGACAATATCGAAATATGTATCTGAGTTCATCACCCATAAGCCAATGCGGCCAAACTTATCACCAAACTTTCACATACCACGAGTCAATGCTTTGCGGCCATCAACAACGATACTACCTTTTGCAACCATGTCTGGATTGCTAGAAATAGCAGCTTTTAAAGAAGCTAGGCTGTACTCTAAACGGCCAGCAACCAATGCATCAGCAAGATCGTAACCAACAACCATAGCAAATTCTTCTGGAGTACGAGCACGGCGCTTAAATGCCTCTTCAGTTGATGCATAAGGACCATATTTATATGGAATTTTTACACCTACAGACTCACCTGCACCGATTTTTTCCGGAGTGACTTTTGCATTGGAATTCACATCACGATGTTTAATGCTACCACCAACTTTGTAGAATGCATTTTTATTGAAGTCACCTTGAATGATTTCATTACGATAGATAATCGCACCACTGGAAGCTTCATTAAAGACATTCAAATTGTCCTGTAAACGCTCTAAATAAGCAGTTTGAGCCAGTTGGTTGTAGATGATCATGTCGGAATTAACTGTCGTAGTCATAACTACTTATCTCCAAATATTTAATGATTAGTTCGGTAGTTTTAGGAAGGCATCATTGCCATGTTCTTTGATGTAATCTGCTTTCTGAGAAACAGACATTTCACTGCGTTTCATTCCTGCAGGCGCTCCACCTTTACCCCCACCTTGAAAACCGCCACCAGTTCCTTTACCACCTTTAAGAATTAAGTCTTTATGCTGGTATCCACCAACCAATGACTCTAAAGCTTCATCAACATTTGCAAGTTCACCCGGGCGGACACGTGAATAAATCTTTTCGCCGTTCGGATCGTATGCAACCACCTTACCTTCTTCGATTTTGAAGTGATGGCCAAAGGTTGCCTGAACCATGTCCACAGGTACTGCAATGTTGTCTTGAATGTACTTAGAACGAGCAAAACCACCGCCGATTAGTTCTTTGTGTAAAGAGGCTTCTAGCGCGTCACGTTGCTCAACAATCGGAGCATATTTTTCCTCAACTGCTTTGATAGCTTCAGCTTTCACTTTCTCAACTTCACCGGCATCCACCAGCTTTTTATCATCGAGATTTTGGATAGTTTGTAAGGCCTTTTTAGCCGCCACTGGGTCTTCAATTCCATCAAAAGCTTTTAATGCTTTTTCGGCCGCTTCTTTGGCTTCACGGTGTGTTTTAGCTTCATTGTTTAAGCGTGCAATTGTTGCTACCGAATGAGGTGCATCATGTGGCATTTCTTTGCCATCATCATGAATATAGATCGGCTTATCACCGTCTACTTCCGCATAAACTTTACCGTCGATTGTTACTGTTTTAAGTTTCATTGGTCATCCAACCTATATATACAAAATGGGCATCCGCCCGGATTCACCGTCCGCATCCGCATCTGGCAGGCATTAAAAAAGCGCCCCTAAGGACGCTACATTTCGATTGAAATCTTAGAAATCTGTTGCAAATAAACGGTAACCTTCTAGCTCCCAAAGTTTATTTTCGGCTGACTTTTCTGCATTTCCACGAGCCATACGCTCACCAATTTCAGCATCAAAGTTTTCAGCATTTACACATGCACTAAAACCCGTTGCTAGAAAAAACTTTCCATCTAAAAATGCATGAACAAAAGTAGATGTCGTGCCTCCGGGGCGTTGCTCAACCGAATAAGTCACACGATCCATTAATGCATCAATTTGCGCTTTGGTTACTCGGGGTGCCACAGACTTTTCAGCTAACTCTTGCTCTGTTACTTCTTTGCTCATTTTAATACTCACAAAAAAAGCACCCGAAGGTGCTATGGTTGAAATGTTATTTAGCGTTTCCGCTTTAAGTAATCTTTAAAATGTTTGTTTCTTTGCCAGTAAATAAGCCCACTAACAATAAAAATAGAAACAAAGATGAATTCTGGACTAATACTCACAAGCCCAACTCCTTAAATGTCTGTTCATCCAACTTACGAAGCTGGTCTAATGTGTACAGTCGCCCTTCAGGATCAAAGAACTTTTCAAAATCAAATTTCCCTTCTTTATAGAGCTTATATCGCTTTGGCCCAAGCCACTCTTTTTGGAAAAAGTCATCTGTCTTTTTGAAGAACTCTTTGAATGTGGTGTTTGCATCCAATTGTCCAATTAATTGGCTTCGCTCATCTTTTGGAATGTCTTTAACTCGACGTTCGTCCATGACAAATGGCCGTTCGCCAACAAGTTGACCATCCTTCTCGACCGGAACCAAGATACTGCGACAGTTAGGATGTAACGGCGGCACTCGCTTTGCCGGATCATTTATTTCCCACACTGAACCATCTAATGAAGCGCAAAGCTTAGAAGTTCGTCCATCTAAAACGCTAACAAATCGGACATATTCAAAGCCAATTTGGTTGAAGCTATTTAGATAGGCTTGATTAGCTACATGACTTCGCACAGTTCTTACCGTTCGCTCAATATCAGTTTTGGTACCATTTAAGATCCCATCTTCATAGTTAAGCCGTTTGGTACCACGAATGCGCTGAACAATTTCTTGGTTAGTTTTGCCTGAATTAATACCATCTCGAATTGCATACTCAACCTTTTGACGGGCACTTTCAGCAATTCTTGAAAGCAGATCATCGACAAGAGCGCCACCTGCCAACGGAACTTTTTTAGCGGATAAGAATAGTTTTTCCCCATCAGGCTTATTAATTTTTGCTCCATAGAGCTTAGCTACGTAATTGACCTCATAAACAGCCAGCGCCGTAGCAGAAACGGCAAAAGCTTCAGGTAATGCTAAATTAACACTGGCAAACCATTGGGCAATCAAATCCCTAATTTCCCTTAAATTTGAAGTTGTATATTTACCACCAGCTAAAGCAACTTTCTCCGACTCATTAAGCTCATCCAATAAATCCCGAAGCTTAGATAGCATCTTGCTCGTATCATCATTGAATAAAGCCAATAACTCATTTACCGTTTTTGATGAAGCACGATAAAGATAGGCCTGGTGCTGAGTGAGTGCTTCAAATAGTTTTTTGATATCTGTTGCCATCTCACTCTACCTTTTGATTTAAAGTCCCATCTTGCTCTGCTTCAACATTCTGAAGCTCTTCTTCATATTTTTGTTTAGGGAACATACCTGTTTGGTTGTATTCCCACCATGATTTAAATGAAGATCGGCCTTGTAGAGCTGCTTCAAATAACTGTCGAGCTAACTCAGCTAAATAACCCTGTTTGTTAAATTCTTGACTGATTTCGAACATCAAATCATCTTTAGTTAGAACATCCACATTAGGCGTTACAAACTTTGCTGCCCATCGTAATGCTGCTGACAAGGCTTCATTCATATTAACGACACAGAGCGAAAGAACTGAATGCTGAACGGCGTCATCACTATTCGCTTCGGTAGCGGTCTTTTTACTTCCCGAGCCCTTCTCAATTAAACGCGCCCCCATCTCCTTCATTTTTTCCCACTTATCTTTCATCGCTTCCCGGGCAAGAGTATTAGGGTCGGCTTGAACAATTCCTAATCCACCATTTTCAGGTAAAGGCAAAAGTACTTTCGCACCAATGTATATGCCACGTTTTTTGGCTTGGTCGTACCATTCCCATGTAACACCCTTTGCAAAGTATTGAGGTTGCCCCATATAAAAAACGGACTCTTGAAAGTCCGCGCTGTCTCTGTAATGGGCTAAATTGAGATTAGCCAAAGGAAGTAATGGTGGCTTTTTAATCTCTTCTGAATTATCAATTGCACCTACAAATGTAAAAGGTATATAGGTCCAGAAATTCCCGTTGTAATCTGTTGGAAACTTCTTCTCTCCGCCAACCCAGTTACCCTTTTCACCCTTTGTGTACACCTGAACGGAATAAATATATTCCCCATTTCCCTCTTGCTCTAAACGAAGTACACGATATTGCTCTTGTTCGGTTTTACTAAATCCATCAGCACCGCGCTCAGACCTAAATTCACGGATAACTACGAGACAAAGTTTTTTCTGGTTATCGACCATTACTGAATCCCAATTCACTACATCTATGGCATTCAATAAATGAATCATTGGATAGGCTTTTTGCGCTTTAAATTCCGCTAGATTACGAGCTGGTGGCACATCGGGATAATCAACATATAAAGCGCAACGATAATGCTTCAATAAGTGGCGAATTCCATTTTGAGCCAATTGATAAGTACTTAAACCGGCTCCATTCGCATTACGTTCTAAATGAGCAAGCTCGGGAGGAAATTTAAAACTTTGATCTGTTGCAAAAGCTGCTCCAACTAAACTATTTGATGTAGTCCCTGTTACTTCATAAAAGACTGCACGGGTAAGATAAGCCTCATAAGCGCTTTTATTTGCAGGTGATTTATCATGTGCATTTGGCATCGGCAAATATTTTTCACCTTTAGCCTTAACTGCATCTTCACCTTCACAAACATCATCAAGTTTTTGCCAGTATGGCAAGTTCTTAACATATTCAGCATGTTGAAAAGTTACATCACTCATCGAGCAAATCCCATATCAGCAAAGAAGGCTTCAAAACCTCCATTCAATTCATTAAATGCATCTGAACCAGCATCAACTTGGTCGTCATGCGTTCCATTTGGAAAATTGCGAAGCTCTTCAATAAAGTCTTTATTCCAATCACCTCTAAGCATTCTCACGTTACCCACGTTAACTTGTGCCGCAAAAGGTTGTGCACGTGTGAGTTTGTCTCCCGAAACTGGTTTGGCTTTGACGTCATATCCTGCAAGAAGTTTTACGAATGCACTTGCTTGTGATTTACCAGCTTGACCAGGATCTTGAGGAATCCTTACCGTTACGCCCACCCCATCTAACTCTGTGACTTGTTTTAAGCGCTTATTGACATTGTCTGGACCAAGTTGCCCTTTGGTTACATCAACGATATAGGTAAAGCCATCTGCACCAAGAGCTTCTCTAACACCTGCTGTAAAGTCACCTTCATTCTCTGTAGCGCCAAAATCCCATGCCCTTACTTGCTTCACTACATCTGCAGGCAAAGCATCAACAATTTGAATATTGTCAGGCTTAAAAAAACCGCCTGCTGGCGGTGATGGCATTTGTCTATATTGCCCGGCAAAAACATATGGCGCAGCTTGCTCCATTTGCTTCAACTTTTGAATATTGTGTTTTGCTGGCCACAATGCAGATCCGTCTTCTTGAATAGCTGATAGACATAGATGCTCCCACACTTCACCGTTACCACCAGCTACTGGAACGCCGTCTTTTCTATCACCTAGCAACCATCCAGCTAAATCATCTTCATGAAGTCGCTGCATAATCACAATGATCGGCGTATCTGGCGAGTTAGTACGCGATTCGAGTGTGTTCTGAAACCAATCAATTACCCCTTCTCGAATAGTTTTTGATTTGGCTTCATCGGCCTTATGCGGGTCATCAATGATGATGCAACCACCAAAGCCTTCACGCATTTTGCCTGCACCAAAACCTGTAATGGTACCGCCTGTACCAGTCGCATAGCAGACTCCGCCTGCATCTGTGCGCCAGAAATCCTTAGCTTTACTATCCTCACGTAATTTAAGATCAGGAAAGACCTTTTTATAAGCCTTTTCTTGAACCATATTACGAGTCTGAAATGCATTATTTGCGGCAAGCATTGCCGAGTAACTGATATGAATAAACTCACAGTCAGGTTTCTTTCCAAAACACCAAGCCATAAAATTAATTACAGCAATTTCAGTTTTAGAATATCGTGGTGGAACGTTAATAATTAACCGCTTTATCTCTCCGCGATAAACTTTCATCAAAGCTTCACAGATTTCTAAGTGGTGCCAGTTCTGCATCCATTTATAACCACGGCGCTCCTTAAACATGTACCTTGTGAAGAAATATAAATCTTCTTGCGCCTCGATCCGGATGGCTTTATCCCGAGCCGCATCAGTACTCATCTAAGACTTCCCTCCGCGCTTTTAAGTAATCTTCCATTGGAACTGGAATTTCAGAATTAACCGTTTGTAATGGTCCGCCGTCTTTGCCTGTAATTTCTTGGCGATTAGTAAATTGACCACCAATGTCTTTAGCGGCTTGCTCAAGAATTTTTAAGGCTGTTTTGACGTTTCTAGTCTTCTCAAGCTGCCTTTGGTATTGCTTCAATCGGTAGAACTTATTGGCAATTGGAATATCAATTAAGCCTTTATCAAACTCATCTCTGGTTTTTTCAAATAGTTCGACATACTTTTTGCTTAAGTTCTTACCAGCAACCTTTGTAGGGTCATAAGTTGCAACTTGAACACGATCTATATCAACGCCAAATTCTTGTTTTACGAGTTCAGCTACTTCTTGAGGTGTATCACGACAAGCAAGAGACTGAACTATAAAGATTTTCACAGGCTCTTTTAGTGTCGCCATAACTTCCTCATCGTATAACTACGTATAACAAAATGGGCAAAAAAAAGAGCCATTAGGCTCAATTGATTACACAGTTTCCGCAGCATTTTGAAATATCAAGATTCGAAACAAACGGCGGATTTTTTGCGACTTCTATAAGCCGCTTAACATTTTTGCTTGGTCCATAACGTTTAACTACGCCAATAAACTCTTCAACATCGTGACCAGCAAGATAGTGCTTAGGAAGACCAGAACTATCGCTATAAACAATTTCTCCGTCCTCGTCTCTCATCACTCCAATGTGGTAAAGCTCATGTTCAAGCAAGTAACAGAACTCTGTATCGTTTGCACGCTCACAGAAAGAAGCGTCGACAGTTATTAAGTATGTTGGCACAAAGCCGAACCAGTCACGCATCTGTTGCTCTTGTCTAGCTTTACGCCAGCCACCGACGTTAAACATTACTTTTTCACATTGCCCAAGCACCATCGCCTGTTTGCTTTTATATGCAGAAGAGGCCCACGCGAATGCTAAAAACTCGTCATTATCATCAAGTAACTCAGCAATATGGTTATGATCTGGATTATAAAGAGGCCCACCTATCGTTAAGTAGTTGGCCACAACCCATTTCTTTAGGTCTGGTGCCGGTATTAAACGGATTGCTTCCTCTTCTTCAGCTTGGTCAATAAAATCAGTTGGTGGGAATGGTCTGATCTGATCCATTAAATATTTGCCTCTTTAAATTTTTAAGCCATTGGCTTGCGAAATGAGCTTGGATCTGTAATGGACCAGATTCATTAATCTTAAATCTTGGTGCTGCCTCTAACCGAACAACGGTATATCCCATTGATTCAGCAACATCGTAACGGTCCATACTCCACGCCTTTGTTGCCAGCTTGCCCTTTCGTCCACCTGACCAGGGACCGCCAGCAATTTCAACTAAAATACGATGTTCAATTAAATGAAAATCAAAACGCCAATGCTTTGTTGATTTAAACTGGAATTTCTTTTCGTATTTAATTTCCAGATTGTCTAAAGCTTCAGTAAATTCTTCCTCTGCCTCTAAGTACTTTTGAGTAGCTTTAGGTAGCGGTCTGGATTTAGGCTTGGTTTTAGGTTCTTTTTTCCGAGTAAGCCAAAAGTATTCTGTAGAATCCATTATTCTCACCCATAAAAAAACCGCCCTAAGGCGGTGGCTAAACTCACAGGCAATATAGTATTACTTCTTAAAAGTTGCCTTATAAAGCTTTGAATTAAAGTAATCCGTAATTTCTTTACCTTCGGTTTGAATTTTTTCCTCATTTGAAGGTAAAAAATCTAATTCAGATTTGAAGCTCATATACTCTGGAATAAATTTCTTTATAGGCGGAGGTGGTTTAGGTCCACCTTCTGTAATTTTTTCGATAAATCCAGCTAACCATAAAATATACTCACCTTCTGAATTATGAGGAGGAATCAAACTCACATCTATTTTTACTTTACATTCATCTAATTGTTTACTAAACAATTCAACAAAATCAATAAAATTATATTTTAATTTAAATTCTGTTCCCTCAATTTCTCTGCGTATACATGTCATAAGTAAGTTCATATTTTCAATACAGTCATGTGAAAACAATTCCTCATCTTTAATTTTGTTATAAATATTTTCCGCAAACATGAGATACTGTGTCATTTCAGCAGCTCCTCATTTTTATAAAGTATTTTTCTTAAGGTAGTCCTATTATAACAATGTTGCAACAAGAAATTTTCCATTTTTAGTTTAAGGAAATTTTAAAAATTATAAAAACGATTATATTCAATAAATTAGTACGAATAAAAGCTATGGAAGTTTGATCTTTCTATTGAGCTTTAAAATGGATTATTGTGTTTAAATCATCAATTTAAAAAGCTTGCCTAGTAGGCAAGCTCCCCCTTTTTTTGATATTTGCGCTGATCAATAAGGTTTAGTGTTACTTAAAGCAACACACTGATAATACTGAAATATTTAAAAATAAAAAAGCCCACTTCCTATTTTTATTCAGAAATGGGCTTAGCGAAAAAAAACGCTTAGACCTGAAATAGGAAATATCTATTCGGAAATATCTCCAACTTCATATTGGCATAATATTTAAGCACTAGCAATAGGGATTGAATTAAAAATATTAAATATTCATATTTAAATAGATAAAGATTTCTTTTTAAATAGTTTTATTTTTAGCCTACATAATTTTTTTACTTATCAAGAGTTATAAAGAATATGTGCCCATCAATAGGTAATACTTACTAAGGTCTTATGTGTAGTAACCATTAGGCTCTAGAGACTAAGAACTCAAACTGACTAAAAATAAAAAATAATTAATTTTCAATATTAATGATCATATACTGCAAAGTTATGTATATTCCAACTTCTCCATTGTTGAGTGCCTCATATAAGTCTTCATCAACGAAATCTCCAGATTCATCATATAGCCATTTATGAATTTGAATAATTTGTATATTCCCTTTTTTGTCTATTCTTGCTATTGGGTCTATTACGGACCGAACTATCACCTTCTTCTTCGTCTTAACATCGAGCAATGTGATAATTGTCATTTTAAAATCCTTATAAATATCCTGTATAACAACTACTCTCAATCAATAAAGATTTTTATATTTAAATTACTTAAATAGCAATCTTTTCAATCTAAAAAATAAATTAAAAACACTTCAATAGTATGTGCCTATTAGAAAAGATACCTTAAATATTCTACTAGCAATAAAAAACCGCTTTAAGGGCGGTTCATCTAAAATTCACAGGTACTTAATGAAGATTTTTTTTCTGTCTTTGCATCTTTCTGGGCTCACAAATTTTTCCAATAAAGTTAGTTAACCACAAAATACTTTCTTCACGATCTTCAAAATGAGGTATAAGGCTTAAATCTACTTTTATTTTGCGATCAGCTAAAGGCAAACTTAAACAATGTTCAAAGTCTATTGAGCTGTACTTCAATTTGAGTCTTTTTTCTGCAGCTTGATTCTTTATCTCAGCCATAATGCGATTTAGATTAACAATCAAATTATTTGAAATTTTATTATTTTCATATACCCGTTCGTAAACTGTCTCAGCTACATCAATGTAATTTATTAGCTCTACATTCTCATTCATAGCATTTGTACTCCGTTTTTTTAATTATTCTCCTAAAATCATGTTTATTTGAGTTACCTAATGCATCATCTAAGTAAATATTGTTTAAATTCGATTAATTTAATTTTAAATAAATTATTGAATTAATAATATAATTATTGGATTTTATAATATTTTTATACATCTTTATCCTTAGCAAATTCAATTAAAATTTAATAAAAAGCCCCGCCAATAATCGATATTTAGCGGGGCCATTTGCGCCGTAATACGTCCGGCAAACGATAAAACTAGTTTTTAGGTGATCTAATGATATTTAGAACTTTCTCAGACATATCATGTAAGTCAGATCCAATTGGCAGCCAAAAATGATAGTTAATGTTGTCGCGGTTAAAAACTTGCTTGTAGTACTCAGTTTTAAAAGATGGGTCGATATCAGAAGCTTTTAGTAATCTGCCTTCTTTCTCTATCTTTTGCCCATCTAGTTCACCACCAACACAGATATTCATTTTAAGTACCAAATTCTAATTAGACTGGACTATAGCATAAATATAAACATGCTTAAGTGGGCATTCTTAAACGCTTAACATTTAGACAAGCATTCAATTTAGATGATTTATAATGTAACGACCATGTATTTAGGATGAAGACAGCTAATGTGTGGTGTAAATCTAACCATTAAATCAAAGGAACATTACTTAATGCAAAGAAAAGGGGCGCTTTTAACGATTGTACTGGTGGCGCTTGGTGCCCACCACCAGTACAACACAATATCAACTCTACAATTAATTAATATGGAGGTGACACAAACAAATAACTATCATTTCTAATAGAATTTCAGGTGGCGATGTTTGGCGACGAGCCACCTGATTTAATTTTAAATCATAATTGAAATCTAGCAAGTATAAAAACAAAAAGCCCATCAAACGATGAGCTTTAGATCAGTGAATTACTTATACTTCGTCCACTATATCAAAAATATGCCATAAAGCGTCTAGACAGTCAACAAGTCTAAATTATGCTTTTCTACTAATTGAGAAGCTTTTAAACGTTCAACGATTTTAATCATTAGATCATTGGCAGTTATAACGTCGATTCCTTCAAATGCTTTTAGTGTTAATTGCAATTTATTATTAATTACATTTGTAATTATTGATATTTTACCAAAATAATCAGGGTAGTATTTCAAAGTTTCATTAACTTTCTCCCGACTAACGCCTTCATATAGTTTTACAGTGTATGTTTTCATTTGAACCTCCATTTTGTCTTAATCTTTTATCATGACCTAATAAATAAAATCTAGCGCAACTCACCATAATTGCGACCTGAGCTTTAGATTGGTTTGTTTCTTGAGCAACCTTCAACAATCCTTTATTTTCAACCTTATTTTTAATTAAACAAATTAATGCAAACTTAGTTGTAAAATCTGTTTTATCAGAATTTAATAGACTTCGTAAAAGTGCTTGAATTTGATCCGCCTCATAATCACTGATCTCACATCGAATATAAGATTTACTTTTTTGTACTTCTTTGCCAGCTTCACGCATCAACCAGTAAATTTGATTGATATGAAGCCCATCTGGCAAATCACCCCCTTTCATTCTAACTGTTTCACACCATGCGCCAAACTGCTCTAACCAACCGTCAATAGTATATTTAGACCAATCCATTTGTTGTGTTTTTAAAACTGCACTCATTTTTCACCTACCAATTGCTCAATTTGTTTAATCGCCACGCCTGCTTTCACTTGCTCTGTGCTGAACCGTAAAACTGTAAAACCCATCATTGCTGCGGAGTTATATTTCTCCATATCCCCTATATAGCCTTTGCCCCTTGTATGACGGCCTCCACTCCAGATCCCGCCTTCCACCTCAATCAAAATCTTTGTACCCGTTATTAAAAAATCTGCTCTCCATTTACGTTCAGGATGGAATTTATATTCCTGTTCAAAACTGATCTTGCATGCTTTTAAATGTGTTGCTAATACCGTCTCGCCTTCACTCGGCTGTCTTGTACCTTGCTTTGCTGAACGGCGCTTTTTATTTTTCTGAATAGGAAATAATTCACGATATTCAGCAAGGCTCATTGATGACATTAAGCACCGCTCTTTAATAAGTGATCTAATTGATTAGCAATGCCGTTATAAACACGTGATTTATCTAGGTCACCCAAAAGCGTTAATGCATGGGCATCGTTTATAAATTTATCTCTTAACTTTGTTAAACCAGCTTTTAACTTGATTAAAGGATCTATCTCATTTCCATTAACTGCTTCGTGGTCTGCTATAGCCTCCTGAACTCTTTTTATATGAACAACAAAATCTTTATTACCTATTAAAAATTTGATCATTTTGAAATCATTGAAATCAGCAATAAATACTTTGCCTTTAGCAACTTCAACTCCACCAATTTGCTCTATTAGTTCCAACGATTGAACCAATTTTTTAAGGTCTAAAATCTTTGGGGTTACAACACCACCTACTTCAGCAGATCCAATAACAAATCGAGCCTTTTCGATTCCATGTTCCTTCATAAACTCAACTGCATTCATACATTCGCCCCATCAATTAGCTGAAGAATACTTCTTGGAATAGGCATACTTTCACGGCGGCACATCTCAGCGTATTCATGCGGATTGTCGAAAGGATCTGGACCTAATTCCTTTGCAAGCTCAGGTTCTTTTTCCTTAGCTTTAAGCTTTTGTATTGGTGCAGGTTTACGACCATTGATTTTTAAACGTTCCATCAATGATTGGAGATGCTTTTGCGCTTCGTCATTTGAAACAGGCTTATGCACCTTTTGCTCATTTTTCTGAGCTAATAAAATTGGTTCTTGGTACCAAGCTTGGGTTTTACCCTTCAGTTGTGCTTCAGCCTTGTATTCATCATAGATCTTGATAAATTCCATTTTGGCTTTGTACATTTCGCCGTCTTGAATAAGCGAATAAACTTGATCAAGTACAAATTTGGCTAATGTAGTAATTTCTTGGTTTTGCTCACGCCCATCAGGCAATCTCACTTTCTTGTGCTGAGTGATTTGTGTGTATTCACAAGCCTTCACCCATGCTTTTTCAGCACTCCACCAATCATCACCCATGCACATAGCACGGAATTCAGCGAAGTTAGGCATGTAGGTATTTGTACTTGCGTAAAATAGCGCTAAGCCTCTTTGAAGTTGATTAGGAGTTACCCCAACCAATGCCTTGGCAAGATGTTGTTCCACGATTTGCATTGGAACTGCGTTTTTTCCTTCAACGGGGAAATTCTTATTGAACTGAACCGCGTACTTAGTTCTGTAAGCCGCAATTAGTTCTTTCAAATAACTATCAAATGACGCTAATTCAGTCATGATTAATAGCCTCCGATATATTGCTGGTCAGGGGTAACATCAATCACGTTTGAACGATTGCTCTCAGCGTACATCTGAGTGAAATAACCTGGTTCTTCAGGAACGTTATGAGATTGTGGGTTTTCCTGAATTTGATTTTGGCGAGGTTCAAATACACCCTGATAATTTCCGATAATTGAGTTTTCCAGTGATTGGTTAGCCATAGGTCCAAAAGAGATAAGTTTTTTAAGGATTAACTTCACTGCGTTTTCAGAGAGTGGTTTTTTGATGCTGATACGCATATCAACAAAATTGTTCCACAGCTCTGGATCAACACATGCTGGTAGTTCAACTGAACGTGGATTAAATTCATTTGGTTTTTCTGTTTTAGGTTTTTCAGAAACAGACTCTCTTTTTTTATTTATTTTTTTATTACTTTGAGAGTTGTTTTTGATAGTGATACTTTGTGTGTTAAAAATTTTTACTAGTAGCGGTAAAAAATTTTTACTAGTGTAGTTAAAATTTTTAACTAGCAGTGGTAAAGAATTTTTACTAGTTTGGCCATAAATCTCACGTAGTAAAAATTTTTTACTAGGGAATTTAAGTACTAAACCAACGCTAGTATCGTTACCTAATTTGAATGTATTTCCATGAATTGTGCTTGGTTGTTCCACGACTAAACCGACCTTAATTAATTCATTAAGGCACTTCACAACAGTTGGTCTACTCTTCCCTGTAATCTCTTCAAATTGAGATAAAGAGATGGAATCCATCTCCTTATTCCAACCGCGAGTTTTACGGCAAATAACCAAGTAAATTTTGCATGCAGCATCAGAGATTTTATTTAAAACCTCATCGACAAATGCATTAGGTACTTGAAAGGAATTAGGCACAAAATTACTCATGTACACCGACCTTAGGCTTTACATACCCACCAAATTTTTGAACCAAGTCAGCATTAGCCAAACTATTAACGATCTGCCCTGCTAACCACTGATTAATGCGAAAACGCTGTGCCATAGTTTGTGAAAATTCTTCACGCGTTATTGCAGCATTATTTTCGTCATAACCTTTGGCTCTTAGATTTTTACGGTTACGATCATGTAGCTCATTGAGAATCACTAACGCTGGATCAAAGAAGGACTGAATTTCCTGAGTCTGTTTGTACTCAGGTTTATACTTAAATTGACTATTCATGACACCTCCGCTAATGCTTGCTCAGCGCTTGTTAGCCGGCGTTTGGCGTTGAGCTCTGCTACTGTTGCTGTACGGATTTCTTTTGATGAAACCAGAATCAAATGATTCTCCGATTTGATAGTCCACAACCTAGTCAAAGTTTTATTTTTAACCTCAAATAAATCATTTGATTTGAAAGTACGACACTCTTTAGTAAGTACTACAACGTCACCCACTAAAAATTCTGGCTGGTTGCGTTCGGTTGTTTGATTTGATAAATTAGTTTTATTCATTTGATTCATCTCGACTGAATGCCTATAAACCACTCCTGTTTGCGCAGGTAGTGGTTTTTTAATATCCGAGTTTTTCCTTTTGACAGCTGATTTCGTCATGAAATAAGTCATCCACTGTTTCTATTCGGTTCATCCAGCTTTTAGACATGACTAAAAGTGCAGCAACACGTTCCTTATCAATACTCTGATAATCTTTAGGGACGACTTTTAATCCAAGCAAACTCAATAGCTCGCAAAACATTTCAATTTCATTCAAGCCATTGTTTTTCTTATCTGTTTTAAGCCGAGTAATGGTGCTTGGATCAACTTTTAATTGTTCAGCAATCTCTTTTTGATTGCTTATATCAAGACCATGCAATATGCGGGATACGCCATTTCTGGCGCTTGCAGATATATCAACTGATAATTTGCTCATGGTGATTCCTAGGTGGTTGCATTAGTTCGCTTAATTGGCTCTTTGCCATCAGCTAAGTCTCTGATCTGGTATTCGCGAGCTAATGGGATTTTTTCATCTGACCACTGGTACACAGCAGGAGGTTCAATCCCTAATAACTTTGCTAAACCGACACCATTCACACCAAGCAACTTATAAGCTTCCTGTTTGGTCATTTGCTCAACCTCAAAAGTAAGATTTCTTAGTATTAAAACAAAGATAACTTATTTTTGCAAGATGTAAGATAACTTATATGAAGAATCTAGAAACTATGGGTCAGCGTATTCGCGCCTTACGAAGAGAAAAGAAATTAACCCAAGGCGAGTTGGCAAAAATCGTCGGGGTTAGTGCGCCTAATGTCACCGGTTGGGAGAAGGATGCTTATGCTCCTAAAGCAGACCCATTAAGCAAAATGGCGGCTTATTTCGGAGTGTCGACTTCGTATATAACTAATGGAGATGAAAGCGGTCCCAAGTTGGATAGCACTGTTGCGCATTTGAAAGTTCTGGATATCGAAGCTTTTAAGAAAAAATACAATATTCCCGATAGCGAAGATGCTGTTAAATTTATTGAAACACCTGTTAAGCCCTTCCCTACCCAAAAAAGATATGTTCCTGTTAAGGCTTATTCAAAGATGGGCATGGATGGCTATTTCACAGATATGGGTTATGAGGGCAATGCTGGAGATGGGTATGTTCCCACCCATACAGCGGGGTCAAGAGCATATGCAGTAAAGGGAACTGGTGATTCCATGTTTCCAGCTATCCGAAATGGTTGGTATGTAGTATGTGATCCTGATGCAGAACTTGTTCCGACAGAATTTGTACAGGTATGCTTGAAAGATGGAAGATGCACCATTAAAGAATTTATTGGAATCAATAACGATGTACTAAGCCTAATAGCAGTAAATGGCGGTGAGCGCCTTACCTTTCTTATGGATGAGGTTGAAAGTATTACGGCTATTACTGATATTGTTCCGCCAAGCCAGCATAGACAAGAGTACCCATACGGTTAATTAATTTTAGGATTCGAGACCATCAATCTCGAATTGCGGATTGATACTCCGCTAAAGGTGAAGTGAGATTAGCGAGTGTTTTCAAAGCTCTGGCGGATGCCAACTTTGAAACAGGAGAGATTCTAGCAAATCACAGAGCTGCCGCCCCTACGGTGTGCGCACACTTTCAGGGCAAGCGCCCGGCATGGCGCTATATAAATACACACCAATACACAATATTGGTGGGCGCCCGCCAGTGAATTACAAGGTACATGCCATGTTTTCATTGACGTTGCAAACTAAGAAAGGTTTCAAGTTAAGCATTAAGATTAATCTATATGCCTTAACAGCAATCCTATCTTGGTTTGCATAAATCCGAGGGGGAGGTAGTTAATCTCCCCCTCACCCTTATTTTTTAAAAATACACAAACTGATAATTAATAGCAAATACCATGAGCAAAAAATACAAGCCACCCGAACTACACGAATACAGAGGCTTAACAAGCACCGAGCAAATGGCAATACACCAAATGCTCATCTCCTATGTTCGTGAGGAAAATTGCCGCTTTAATATAATAATGACCGGCACAGCAGAACCTTACAACCTGGTAAAGCTAACCAGTATTAATTTTGAAAATGAAGCATGTTCAATTTGGGTTCACTTTGAAACCATCACAGGTGAGCAAATAGCTCTACCCATTGACTTTCTTTCAAGAATTGAATTTTCAGGTCAGCAAGAAATTTAATTAAAAAGATTAGGACTCAGTATAGGGTTTTTAAGGGTATAAGAATATGCAAAAAATAGAAATTAATTCCCGCAATATCAGCCATGTTCTTTATCAACATTTCTTATTGACTGTGGTACTTAGAACTGGTGAACGGTTTATTTATAGGCTTCTTGAAGCAACCACATTCAAAGAGTTTGTTAATTCAGAAGATAAAGATAAATTTTATAGAAGCCATATTGAGGCTAATAAAGAATTTAAGCGGATTCAGCTTTTTGTGTAATTGAAACCGTGACCCGACACGGTCCTTTAGAATATATCGGGTGGAGAAAAGAATGGTTCCATCATATTTAATATCTTACGATTTAATTAAAGACAAGGATTATGAAAAGCTTTTTGAGGGCATTAAAAAAATATCTAATGGCCATAGTCGTATTCTCGAATCAGTTTGGATTATTGGTCACAATGGCCCTGCATCTGAAATAAGAGATTCATTAAAAACTTACATCGATTCGGATGATAAGCTTCTTGTTCTAAAACTTACTGGAGAGGGGGCTTGGAAAAATCTTGGTGACTCAAAAACAAAGTGGTTAAAAGAAAACCTATGATTGTTTGGGTGAGTAGCAACCAATATCTTGATCAAAATCAACCTGTGCTTTTAAAGTTTTATCAACATTGCATTGGGAGCCATTCACCTTAATATCTTCCAACAATGTATAAGTACACCCCATGATTTGAATCTTTGTGCCTTTTGGTATCACTGCAATATTATCACTCATAACAAACTCCCTCCAACCCACCACCACGGTGGGTTTTCTTTTGCCTATCAAAGCATAAAAATAAGATTTCTTAAATTCAAATAAGATTTCTTATTGACAATAAAACTAAGTTTTCTTATATTTACCTCACAGATAACAAAAAAGCCCCGGAACTTTGGACGGAAACGGGGCTTTGCAAACTGCGAGATCAATTATGAACGTAAAAGTTAACTCATTCAACTCATTTGCATTTGTCAGCATGGCTGCTCTTGCAATCTCTGGTGGATCTTTAGTTGCTTGCCAATTGCAACCAGCTTTCCAAACAAAAGAAGCGCCTACTCTTTTTACACCTAAGACTCAACCTAGTACTTACGGTGTTTTAACCGCGAAAATCACAGGTAAACATTCTGGCGTTGCCGTCATCAAGTTAGATAGCTTCCGTTTAAACGTTAGCTTTGACTTTGAAGCTCATCCAGACAGCTACGGCGTTCCGGGTTCTGAATTTACCGCTGTTGATATTACTCAACTCACTGTAAATGAAATCACTGATATTAACGGTAAGTCATATAACGATTTCACCGAATTTGAAGACATCCGAAACATTAATGGCCTTCTAAAAGGCTTCATCGAACGTAACAAGTTGGTGGAGGCTGAACATGTCTAATTTCAAAAAACATCCTGACGGCTACAAGTCATTTTTAGGCCGTGATGATAAGGGCCTCTACTCTGTTCGTATTGGCTGGCAAGTGTACGCATCTAATGCTAATGGCTCAGTTCTTTACAAAGTTAAAGACGGATTTAAGACGCCTTTAAATGTGTTCAGGTTCCAAACTGACTATCCAAAAGTTTGGAATGAACTTACTCAAGAAATTGATTTTCAACGCAGAAAGCAGCTCGCTATAAAACTGCGTGAAACAAATATCCCTACTTATGACCGCAAAGCATATAAGCAAAAACGCGGCTTTACTGGCTCTAGATGAGGATAAGAAAAATGACAGTTTTCTTCAAAAAGGCAGAACGCAAAAATGCGAAATTGCGCTTAGCTCTTGCTGGGCCTACTGGATCAGGTAAAACGTTCACGGCATTAGTATTAGCTAAAGGTATCGGAGGCCGTATTGCTGTTGCGGATACTGAAAATAGTAGTGCTGAATTATATGAAGATTTGGTGGAATTTGAACACGCCAATATTCAGCCTCCTTACACGCCTGAAAAGTTTATTGAAGTCATCAAAGCTGCTGAAAAAGCTAATTTTGATACCTTAATTTTAGACAGCATCACACATGAATGGTCTGGTGTAGGTGGATGTTTAGAGATTGTTGATCAATTAACTTCTTCTACATTCAAAGGTAATTCTTGGGGCGCATGGAGCCAAGTAACTCCACGCCACCGTAAATTTATTGATGCAATGCTTCAGTCAAGCATAAATATCATTGTGACCATGCGCTCAAAGATGGAAACCATTCAAACCAACGATAACGGCAAAAAGAAAGTCGAAAAAGTGGGAATGAAGGCTGAACAACGTGATGGCATTGAATATGAATTTACGACTGTTCTTGATTTAACTCATGACAATATTGCTGTCGCAACAAAGGACCGTTCCCGTTTATTTCTAGACCCTCGCCAGTTAGGTGAACATGACGGTGTTTTACTAAAACAATGGCTACTTTCTGGATCTGCAAATGCCTGTATTAATGGAAATCAATATTTAGAACTTGAGCATTTAATGTTGCAAGCGGGAATTGATATTGGAAATTACTGTGCAAAACGCGGTCTAAATAGCCTGCATGATGTAAAACAGCAAATTTATGAAGAGACTTGTGAAAGCATTAAAAAAATCATTCAACGTAATCATCTCGCTCAACAAGAGAACGAGCAACAACTCATCAAGCAGCAAGAACAGACTTTAGAAAATGAGTATCAACTCGCTTTGAAACACATCGAGTCTGCAATTCGTCTAAGTGACTTAGATTACCCGGCTAATTACTTCAAGGGAACTAAGTATGAACAAAACATTTTAAACGCCTGTACAGCTAAATCAGATATGGAAGGATGGTCAGCATGAATAATCTAATCACTGCAGCTGAAGCATTTGCAGCTCTTCAAAAAGGTAAAACTGTTCTATGTCGTCCAATTGGAGACATGTTGGACTTTTCTGACTTAGATCAATTCCCCGCTTCTGTTTTTGGTAAACCGGGTTTTGAATTTTGCATCAAAATCGAAACTATTGAGCTGGCTGGCATTACATTCACAAAGCCATTAACTATTGATGAGTATGAAGAAGGTCAGGATGTTTTTGTAATTACTACATATTCGCCTTCTATTTACGTCGTGAATTTTAAAACCACCGCATTAATTGATTCTATTAACAGTGGCTTCGTTCAACGTGATGCAGAAAACGCCAAGCTTCAATTAAAAGCTTTTTCAAAAGCACTCGGTATTGAAATCAACAATGATTTAAGTGTTATTCGTCTTGGTGAGGAACCTAAAAAACAGAGAGGCAAAAAATCAAAAGCTGAGCCAGTGGCAAAAGTAATACCTTCTGAAGTTTTCCCTGCAGATAAACAGCCAGCGATTGTTATTACAGAACAAACTAATGTCACAGCTTCCGAAGACCTATTAACTCCAGTTACTAACGAACTTAATATTAAGCCGAATGTTAATGCCCAATTTGAAATTTTGCTTGATGCAATCCGTATTTGCCAGTCAGAAAAAGAGCTAGATTCAACTTGTGCGAATCTTGAAAAACAAGGCTTTACTCAAGAGCAAATTGACCAAATAAATCTGGCTAAGCAAGAACGATTAATTGAACTCGATTTTATTGAAATGGATGCTGCTGATACAGCTAGTGAACAAGTTTTTTCTGATTTAGATGCGCAAGCAAATGATGAAGTGGCAACCATTTCAATGCCTGAAAATTATGAATCATTAGTTCAAAGCATCCAGAACTTTCATACCCCTGAAGAAGTTAATAGTGTTATCCGTTACACCACTAAATGGACGGAGGAACAACGTAAGCCACTATTAAATGAAATGCACAAACGCCTTGCAGAGTTAAAGCAAACAAAACAAGAAGATGATGGATTATCACCTTTAATCGTCCGCCTCCAATATGCGGCAGATCTAAAAACGCTTGAAGAATTAGAGTTAGAAATTCCTTCACGCCATCAAGACGTTCATAAAACCTTATGGAATATGGCCAAAAAGCGCCGTAGTCAACTCAATGCGGCCGCTCATGAACCAGCATATCTTTTAGAGGATGGCCTCTAATATGAAAGATCAGTACAAGAAAGTGAGCCAAAAACACATGCTTGGTTTTATGTACTACTTGCAATTGCTGGACTACGTAATAGTCCGGCAAGGCATGGATCAAGCAATGTTTCTAACAAAACATTATGCGGTACCAGTCGCTTGGCGCCGCATAACGATCGACTATCACAACCGTTTAAATAAACCTGCCCAGCAGCTTTATAGAGAGTTTGTTGAGTGGACTAAAGAAGAATATGCAGAGATGGTGGCTTAAATGACAGGTAATGAACGTATCCCTTTTGAATCACAATTCAAAACTACAGAAATTTTTAAACGTGAAAGTGCTATTCGTAAAAATGACATCCTAGCATTCAGTGAAACAATGAATGGCTATTTCAATATTGTAACTAATGATGCTTGGCAGTTATGGAATAAAGCCAAAGCCGAGACGGTGCCAGATACTCCCACCCCTAGTGTCACTCTAACTTGCGCTGAACTAAAAGAAGCCTTTGATTTTGGTGCGCCAGATGGGGAAAAAGATCAATTCCAGATGGAAACTGAAATGACCATCAAATGGCTCCAAGATGGTTATGACGGTGAAGGATACTACTGTTGGTATGCTGATTTACCTGAGGAAGGTTGCATTAAGTTGGGTGTTAGCGAATCAGGAGCTGAAGGATGAGCAAAGTTATTGGAGAAGTTAATTTGAACCCTAGCAGAATTGAAGGCACTCCCGATCAGGTAGCTGTTCATATTTTTGAAAAAATCATTTGTCCAAGTACCGAGGAGCTTCTCAAAAATAATCCTGAGGCTGCAAAGGTTTTTGCATACCACATTTTTGGTTTAGCGCTTTCTCAACTAGCAGAGTTTCATTCAACCAAAAGTCTAGATAAAGCTGTAACCGTTACTCTTCACAACCTTTTGCGACAATTGAAGAAAGAACGTAATGAGTTGAGGAGCTAATGGATGAGTGAAGTAAAAGTTAAAACATGTGATTTTTGTGATGATGGAAATGGTGAATGCATTTACCCCTATTACGGTCTTGCCCCTCATATTCACACAAAGCCAATTGGGGGCACCGTATTTCTAAACGAGTCATTACCTGAAAACTTCTGTCCTGATGGGGATGGTTTAGGCATGTATACACATTGTCTGAATTGTGGGGGTGACGGCACCTATGAGGGTACTCAATTAGAAGTTAAAGCGGAAAGTAAGGAGGAGTAAATGTTAAAAGATCTGAGAAATCTATCTGATGCAGAGCAACAAGAATATTTGGATCGCTTCATAATGGCTAATGAAGAACAGAAGTTTCCTCAAGAGGTTGTAGCACTTTATTTAGATTGCTCGCCTTGGACATTAGCTAGAATGCGTTGTGATCAATCATCACTGCCTTTCTCGAAAATTGGGAGACGTGTTTCATATAAAAAGAAAGACGTTTTGAAATATGAGCAAAGCAAGACTGTGCTTAATACAGCACAGCTTGCAACAGTTTAAGGCGGTTAAACCGCCTTTATTTCTTTTAATCTTTCTGTCCAAACAGATTGGTAGTTGAAGCAATCAATCTTTCCTTGATAAACCGCCTCAATCATATTCATCGAAGCTCTTAATTCCTCATCTGGAATTTGAACATAACCACCTGTCACATCAATTCTTGGTTTAGCCGTGTGATTAAGAAGTCTTTTTGTCACATAAATATTAAATCTTAAAAGGTTGCATATAGTGGCAAATGTACGACGGAAATCATGCATTGAAACGTAATAGTCAACTTCCTTACCCACTCTATTCAATAATGTATCTACCTTAGTTGCATGCATATTCCACGAAGTAGGCATCTTAGTAGCTGGGAAAACCCAATCGTTTTCTCTTAATAACCAACGTTCACGCAAAATACTGTGTAGATGATCACCAATAGGAAAAGTATGATCTGAACCATTTTTGGTATCTCTAAAAGTTAAGGTACCATTTTTAATATCTACATCAGCCCACTTTAGACAACATGCCTCCTGTTTACGGCATCCCGTATACATGCACATTAATACGATATCCCGATGCGTGTTTGACCTAGCAGTATTTTCCAGATTTAACTCATCTTCATAATGAAGCACTGCATTGTAATATTTGTGAATGATGTCTTTATGGAGATGTCTATCCCTACTTGCTATTTTATTCCAACCTCTTGTTACGGAAATAATGTCAACTGGATTACTTTTAAGAATCGGGTTCTCATCTGTTGAATAAAGAACATGAATATACTTCCATAAAGTACCTAAAAGAGATACAGCACCATTTGCTGACGACTCACTTACTTCTGATACCTCAATAAATCGATCCAATACTTCTTGCTTTGATATCTGGAAAAGCTTTTTGTTGCCCCACCCCAAATATAAATCAAAGTACTTACGGTACTGCCTAATTGTTTTTGGCCTAAAGTCATTTCTATCAATATAAATTTGAAGAGCTTCATTCACTGTAATATCTAAAGGATTAGCAACATTCTTTAATTTGATAGGCTTTTCAAATTCATTGTTTGAAATTTTCGCCAAAATCATCTGAGCTTTTGCTCGAGCATTTGTTGCAGGAATATCGGTGGTTTTGCCAATTGTCACTCGATAGAGTTCACCTTCATGCCTCCTTTCAACAATATAGGTTTTACTTTTATTAGTTACCCGAACAGCAAAACCGATCAGTTCTGCATCTCTATATATTTTTTGACCTTTTTCAGTTAATGGAATAGCATCAACAGTAGATTTGTTGAGTTTCAT